AGATGTGTATAAGAGACAGCAGTTACTCAATATAAACGCCGTCAGACAAAGCCGCATATATCATTTCCTGCTCTTCTGTCAGCATTTCGGCGGTGTGGATAGGTGTAATATCATCGAACACATTAAACCCTCTGAAATCGCCTAAAATGCCCGTTTGTCTGTCATTGTTACGCCCGTTGCTTGCGCTCTCGTACCATTTGCAGTAAATGTAAGGTTCTAAGCCGTAATATAACATTTCGTTCCAATCATCGCCGCCAACGGTTTTAACTTGCGTGCTTGGTGAAAGGTATATTATTTCGCTGCTTGGTTCGGTTTCCTCAACTTGAAATACAACGCCATTGCAGGACAAAAGCGCAACCCCGTTGCCCGTTACCACGTTTATAACGTACTGCAAACCTATCGTTTTACCTGCATAATCATTATTGAGGTTTACAAAGCCTGCAAACGGCAAAAAGATTTGTATTTCGCTTTCGTAGTCGGTGTTGTCCTCATTGTGCGCTGGTACTACCGCCGTGCCGAAATCAAGCGTTATTTTGTCTTGCGCTGGTTGCTGGCACGAAACGCCCGTATTAAAGTTGCCGCATCGTATTACATCGGTGCTAAACGGCGTTATATCCGTGTAAATTCTTTTGATACGGTTAACATACTCGCCCAAATCCACATTTTCGCCGCCGTCAGTGAAATAACGCTTTGCGGCAAATTCTTTCAGATTATCAAGCGTTACAAGATACACGTTAATAGAGCCGTATTGTTTGCCCACTACCTCAACGGGAAAACACTCGCCCACTATATTAACCCGACTATAATAGCCGCTATTTTCAAGTTGGTACGAAATTGTAGCCTTTTTCTTGTCGCCCGAAATCGTAAACGGTGTTTTAGTTTCCCGTCCGCCTATCCTTGTCGTTACGCTTAAATAGGTCGTTCCGTCCGTGTGAAATTCGGTGTTTGGGTTTGCATCAAGTTCAACCGTTATAAGGCTGTCAAAGTCCACATAATCGGGCAACGGTTCTTTGCTCGTGCAATTCGTGAGCGACTTTGTAAGCGGCAAAGTCCGTATATATGTGCCCGTAACCGTAACCGAATAATCGCCGCCCAAATCAGTAATAACGGCGGTTGCCGTCACTCGTGTTGACGTGCTTTGCACCTGCATATCTTGCGTTATCGGCTCGCCGCCCGTGTTGGTGTAATGCACTTGCGGTTTATCAAGTCTTGCGCTAATATAAGACGGTGTTTTTACGGTTATGGTGAGCGTTTCGCCGTCCCACTCGTGGTTTTCCTCTGTCCCGTCTATGTTGTTAGTAACCGTTGGCGTAACGGGTGTGTTAACATCTAAATCGGTTATTTGTATGGTAGCCGTGTTCCCGTCAACGGTCAACGGTGTTTCTGTCGCCGTTCCTGCACTTGTATGGTAGCTTGCTTTCGCATCTTGGAACGTGTAACCCTCGCTTGCCGTTACGGTTATGGATAGCGTGCCGTCTTGGTATGTATGTTGTTCGGTGCTGTCGGTTATGTTGTTTGTTACGGTCGGGTCGTTCGGTTCGGGTGTTACTTCTTTACGGGTTGCGTTAAAAGTAATCGTATCGTTTTTACGTGGAACATTTGTACCTACATTAACCCCGTATGCCTTTGTATATGGACTTTCTGGTATCAAACCGTCATACTGCTCCATACGTTCAAATCCAATCGTTCCGGGTATTTGTGACCACATATAACCGTGCGGATATTGTGCGGTGGCTTCTGAATATGGCGTTAATTCATAATCGGGGCTTATATATAGAAAAAATATCGTGTCCCCGTTATCGTCAACGCCGTATTTTAAGGCATACTCTCTGTTAAACCCCGTAAGGTATGCGCTAACGCTCGTAAAATCGCTTCTTGTATCATTCAGTGTCATTGTCGTTGCCTTTTAATGTTACCATAATAATGCCGCCCGTTTCATTGAGTAAGCCCGTATTTGAAAACGGCACTTTCTCGAAATTCGGGGTTCGCTTGTAAACCGTTTCACGGTTTGAAATATACGGGTCGGGGTTGTCGCTTTCAGATACACGCCCCGTTGCCGCCAAAATTTCGGTTTCGTAGGTTTTCAGTACATCAATACGCAAACTTAATTCGTAGGCGTTGTTTCCCTCAAAACTTACCCTATCCACGAAATAATAACGCCCCAAATCGGGTATGTAACAATAATTGAAAGTCGGTCGGGGCTGCTTTCGTAGTGTTACGGTCGGGTGCAACACATCGAAAGTTTGCCGCAAATCGCCCTCAATCGCCGTAAACGTGCCTAACTGCTTGTTTACCGTGTTCGGGTGTCCGTTGTATGAATAAAAGTTTATCGTTGTCATATCGGAAAGAAAAAAGGCGGTGCGGTGCGCTTTCACCTGCACCCACACCGCCAAAGTTAAACAATCTAATACCTATTGAGTTACTCAATAAAGAATACTACAAAGTTTTCGTTTGTATCGTTGAAATACCCTGCATCAAACTTGTAATAGTTGTTGAAAAACTCTGCCTTTGCGTTGTAGTTCGTTGTTACCCGTCTGTCCAGATTGCAAACGCCCAACGCATCACGGTCGAACATTACGCCCAACACGCCCGAAATTTCAACGGCTTTGCCGCCGCTTTCCTTAACATTAATGTGCCCCGTGTTGGCAAAATCGTAGTTCTTTCCGCTGCCCTGCCAAAACGGTACGGTTTCGGCTTGCGGCAAAAGCACATCACCACGGTTGAACGTGTCGGAATAAAGATAGGTTTGCGCTGCCTTTGCAAAGTCTGACAAAAGAACAACGTGTAACATATCTTTCGGCGTAAATCTTTCCTTGCCGCCAACATTGAACACGGTGGAAATGCTTTGCAGGCGGTCGGCATACGTACCCATAACGTAAGACGCAAAGCGGATAAAGTCGGGGTCGGTGATTGCCTTTGCCGCTGTCAGTGCGTCAGGGTTCGGGGTCGGCTCGCCCTCGCCCGTTGCAGGTGTTGCAGGGAAATACTTGTCATTGTACAACTTCAAAAGGTTTACACAACGTGCCGTGCTTGCGCTTGAAAGGTCGGCACCTGTAAGGTTGTCTTTTGTTCCGCCAAACGCTTGCGCATCAGCCAACACGGTTTCCGCAATCATGTTGTTGATAGTACGCATAATCAAAGCGTCCGCCTTGATAGTCATTGACTTTTCAACGGCTGCATAAATCATCGAAATAAAGCCGTTAAGTTGTGCGGCGTTGCTGAAACTTTCCTTAACCTGCCTTTCGGTGATTGATACGGGCACTTCAAACGTAACCTTTGAGTTGAAAAACTTTGCGGTAACGGTCGGTTTGTGGAAAACATCTTGGTCATAACTCTTTTTGTCCTGCAGGTTCCACGTGTCGTTTTCTTCTGCTTCGGGGACATCGGCACTTATTTTCTCCAATACGCTGCCAAACTCCCACGCATCCATAAGCACGGACGGCACTTTGCCCGCATAAGGTCGGTTTACGAAAATCACCTTGCCGATATGGTTTACAAGTGATTTTACGTAATTGTCAACCGCATTTTGGTTAAACACTTCCGTGCCTAAATCCACAATGCCCGTCAAATCTTCCTGCACAATGTTAGTCTTTCCCAGCACTTCACTTGAAACGCTGTTAATAATCTGGTAAATCTGTTTTACGTTCATATTGCTAAAAATTAAATTGGTTATTCGTAAATACTCGTTGTTATCTCGCTTACAAGTGCAAAGATAATGTTTTTTCTCCAATTATCACGCCTTAACTGCAATTCTTTTGCAATTTCGGTCGAAATTGATTTGCTTGCGCCCGTTCCTTTGCTTGTTTCGGTCGTTTTGCGGCTCTCTGTGCGGTTTCTTTCATCGGCTGCGGTCTTTCGGTCGCTGTCTGAAAAATCGGTGTCATTAAACGCCTTGTTTGCGCCCGTTTCGGTGTTGTCGGTGCTTTCCTGCAAAGTTACGGTTTCCGTCCGTTCAACGCTTCCCGTTACGGGTGTCAGTACATCGTAATCGGCTAACATCGCAGCCGCTTCACGTTCCCAACCTTGCACGTTTACCGCAATCACCGCCGAAACAACATCGCTTGCGTTGTCGCTGGTTATGCTGCTTACAACGGTCTTGCCGCCGTACATCAGTAAGGCGTAAGCGTCTAACTTGGTCGGGTCGGTATCGCCGAAAATAGCGGCGTACTCTGTCGGGTATTCGGTCTTGAAAACCGACTGGAATATCCCGTTACCCTTTGTAAATAGTTCGCTGTATTTCATTGCTTATCGTCTTTGTTTTCTTCTGTTTCTTCTGTTTCCTCTGTTTCGGTGTCGTTACCGTCCGTTTCCGTTTCCGTTTCCGTTTCTTTCGTTTCCTCTGTTTCCTCTGTTTCCGTGTCGTTTCCGTCTGTTTCGGTGTCGTTTCCGTCTGTTTCGGTGTCGTTTCCGTCTGTTTCGGTTGTTTCCTCTGTCGGGTCGGTGTTTTCCTTTGCCGTTTCCAAATCAGCCGCCAAAGCGTTGTAATTATCACGTTCCAAACCCCAACTGCTTGCCAACTTAACCGAAATTTCGGTATCAAACATCGCATTAATTTTCTCAACTGCATTTTGTCTTTCTTTTAGCATATTATCCACATACGGCAAAAGTACGTCCACATTCATACTTACCTCGCCCAAATTGAGCCGTTCACGCTTCATATTATAATTTGCGTTTAGCCCCAATTCGTTGTACATACTCGCTTTGTAGTATTGTATCAGTTCAATAAGTTGCGTAATGTACACGCTGTTTGTGGTCGGGGCTGTCTGCATATTTACACCCTTGAAAAAAGCGTTTTCCCCGATAATTGAAAACTCGCCGTCTTGTATCTTGCGCAAAAACTCATCGGCACTCTGTTTCGTCTTGTCATCGCTGGCACTTATAAGCATCGTGATACGGGTCAAAATGCTGGCGGTGTTCAACGAAATAAGCCCGTCAGTATGCAAGACGGCATAACGCCCAATAAGCGGCAAAAGGCTTTCGCCGTTGCTGTCATTCTCAATCAAAACCCCGTCTTTCTGAATATCGTAGGTTTTGTTTAGCTTTAATGCAGGGTTCGCCACGGTGTAAAGCGTTGCCCGTCCGTAAACATCGGGTTCGCCGCCTTTGCCGCCCGAAAGCGCATACAAAACCCCGTCCACGCTGGTAACAAAGGCGTTGCCCGTGGTCTGCAAAAGCCGCTCCAATTCCTTTTGCGGTATGCTGTCGGGCAAACCCTCATACTCAAACATACTTTGAGTTTTCGCCAACGTGTTCGCAATAAATTCGGTTACGGCGGTGTCTTTGTCCCGTATTTGCGCTTGGTACAACTTGTAAATGTTATCTTTCTTTCTCATCTGTCAAAACTTTAATTAGGGTTGTAAGTTCGGCTAACACTTTCGTATTTTCCGCAATCGTATCTTTTAGGTGTTCCGTTTCTTCTTGGTGCGCCTGCCTTTGTTTCACCATATACCAAAACAATGCGCCACACATCACAATCGGAAAACCCAAACTTGAAATGATTTGAATAATAGTATTTGCGTCCATATCGTTATAATTTAGTTACTACTTGCAAAGATAGGCATTTATTTCGTAAAACGTGCGGTTCGGCACGAAATTTGCACCAAACCGCCCGTTATTTCATTTCAGCGAAACAATGTTTGTCTTTGCGCTCGTAATTAAATAATTGCGTACTATTTCGCCTATTTCGTTATCTTGGTAGAAAACTTTGTCTATTGCGAAAAACCGTGCGACTTGTTGTTCAACGTAACTTGCCGTACTTAACAACTTGCGTTTGTAGTTCGGTTTGCCGTTCATTTCCAGCGAATAAATAAGGCTGCTTTCCTCATCTTTTATCGGGGTTGTCTTTGCGTGTATGTACGTGAAACATTCGTTACCCACTTGGATAATGTTACCTTGCAAAACTACATCGTTAAACTTGATATAGTACACAAACAACACATCTTGCGGCTTGTACTTGCACGGCAAATGCGGATATACTGCAAGTTCCCATTTGCCGCCCGTAATCATCTGCAAGTTTTGATTATCGAAACAAAAATACTTGTTGCTGGCTTTGTGTTGTACTATCGTGCTGCAATACTCCACCGCCACTATTGCGCCGTGTTCGCCAAAGCGGTATATATCTATCGTTCCCTGCTCCATAAACGGCACTTGCTTCAATCCCATTTCCGTAAAGTACGGGCAAAACTTGTTTACCGTGTTCCCCAGCATAAAAACCTTAACATCGTTGCGCTGGCGTATTATCGTGCTTAACAAGTTCATAAACAACATAAACTCATCGGGCAAATAATACCGCCGTGTCAGAAACTCGTCAAACACTATCGTTGTGACATTCGGGTAACTGCTGCTTTTTTCGTGTTCCTGCTCTGAAAGGCAAAACCCGTAACAAAACGGGGTCGGGTCGGGTGTACGCTTGTTTTTCTCTGCATCGTAGTACGACAAAAACCATTTGTTCGACATATAGAACACTTCATTAAATTTGCCCTCTGTCAGTTCCTCAATAAGCCCGTTTGCCACGTGATTTGCAAACAGACTTTCGGCACGTTTGCCCCGTAAATCCTCACGCCAACGGCGTATATATGCCATTTGTTTGCCCGTCTTGATATAGTTTTCCAAACCATATTTTAAGGCTGCATAAGTCTTGCCGTTTGACCTTTCGCCAAATATAACATTATAGTCGGCGTTCTTGCTTAAAATCGCTTTCAAGTCGTAAAATTTCGGCTTGTCTGTCTTTGTCTTTCTTGTTGTCATAACTCTTTTATTTTAGTCCTTAAATTTAATACCTCGCAAATAGTTTATATACATAACCGAAAGGGAAAGGCTGTACCCCGTTGGCTCTAAATGTACGCCCGTGCGTTCGTTGTAATGCGCCGTGCTGCCTTTGTAGTCGGTTATTTCGCCTTGTATCTCGTAGTCTACGTA